TGTAATAAGTAAAAAAATTTTCTAACCGCATGCCTTCATTTGTTCTGCCATGGCTTTGGCTCTGTTTGGAGTTTGTTTAGCCCAACGTGAATCTAGCATCTCGAAACTCGCCCCAATATAATTTTGTTCAGACAAACATTTCCACATATTATTAAATTTTGAAACGCCTGTTCTGCCTAATTGAAATACCATTTCTATTATTAATTCTTCTGCTTTGTCATCTATTTCTAAGCAGTCTCGTTCTTCCATTAATTCTCTTGCACCACGAATAGCTTCTTGCAAATCTTTTTTAAGTATATCCATTAGAAATTCTTCTTCGTATTCTTTATCGTCCTCCCAAAAATCTTCAACGCAAAGATGACCTACGCCCACGGTACGCTTACCAAGTGTATCGAGATATACTTTATTTCTATAACCTTCGTGTTTTTTGACGGACTCTAATAATCTTTCTAGATTCATTTTTTCTTAAACATACCTATCGCACTTGATCCAGCCTTGATGCCAAAGCTGGCAGATATCGCAATATATAACAAATTGTGATAATACGACGGTAGGTCTTGCAAGGCGATAAACCCTTGATGTACGTGTTCTTGCAAAGGCGTGAAGACTAAAACGGCTGGAAGAAGTAGAACAATGAGGGCTACCTCATCTTTCCACGATCCTTTCATTTGGTCCACGGCACTTTGTTCCCAAGCAACTTTACCAGCTATCTGGTCTTCTTTAAGTTTCTGAGTTGCTTTAATTGTTGTAAGTTTTAATTCTTGTTTTGCTTTTTTTGTTTCGACAAAACCCTTGACGCCATCAGCGACGACGCCAAGAAGTGGTTTTGCTAATAGTTGCCACATGTTTTTTTAGATTGCTCCTATAATTATTATTACAATTATTGCTACGATAGCAGCTTTAATCCAATCTTTCATACTCCAGTCAGACCATTCTTTCAAATGATCCCAAAGATCTTGTATTAATTTCATACAATCCTCCTTTTAAAGTATCAAAGTATACTACTTTACACCCTTAAATGCTACTTTTTTAATTTGAGCATTACTAGTTTGTCCTTTTGGTCCACTGCCTTTGTTTTGTTTTTCAACAAATGCTGAGAAAACAAGAGCAGCATCTGATCCTACTTTCATTTTAGGAAAAGGATTTTTTTGTTTTACCACTTCTATCTTTGTTTTTTTAAAGTTCATTTTCTTGCCTTTCCATAGCCACGTTTAGCTAGTCTACCTGATTTTTTACCTTTGACAGCACCGCCTTTTTTAAAAGATGTTCTTGTATTTATAATAGATCCTTCTCTAGAACCTTTTACAATTCCACCTTTTTTAAAAACACCTCTGCCTTTTAGTATGTCAGCCTGTGTTACTTTACCATCACCTGTTAGATCTGGAAATTTTTTAGCCATGATTAGTGTATAGTCGGTTTTAGAAGATTTATCAAGTCTCTTGCGTTATGATTCATAATATCATCAGCTTGATCTTCAGATAAATTTTTGTGATACAGTATTTTAGCTACTGCCATCATAGCTCCAGCTAATAATATACCCTCTTCCTCTGAGGTTACTGACTTTGCTGCAATAGTCATTAGACCATTGTAATAATCTTCTAATTTTTCTGTCGGATCTTGCATAATACATAGTTAAGAGTTTTGACTTAACTTTGCAAGTGATATTCCCTCACGAATAGATGCGTGTTTATCTGCATTATCTATCTTTTCTTGGTTTTGTTGTGCAGAAACAGCAGCTTTTTCTTCTTCAAGTGCTTGTTTTTCACCATCTTTTTGTGCACGAAGCTCTAATTCCTCTGCACGTAGCCCTAATTCTTGCTCTTTTAGAGTAACTAATGGGTCTTTTGTCATACCTTCTAGGTATTCTTGCTCTTCTGCTATCATTTCTTCTGTTAATTCACGAATTCTTTGTGCGATTTCGCTCTCATTTTGAATTTGGAACTGTTGTTGTAGTTGTGGTGGTATCTGTCCACCAAATTGCATCGCTTGTTGCTGTATAATTGGTGCATTTTTAGCTTCAACTTCCTGTCTTGCCTTAAAACTTATGTGTTGTGACACATGAGATTGTAACAATGCCAATATATTCGGTGTATTTTTAACCAAATATGACGACATGAAGGCACGATGTGTCTCGATATGTGCGTCATGATCCTGTTCTGGAAAAGCCTGCAAAGGTTTTTGTAATAAAACGGATGAATTTTCCATTCCAGGGTCCATTGGCATTGGTTGTGGTGGGGGAGGAAGTATCTGTTCAATCTGTTGCACACCCATTGCTTGATACATACGTCTATATGCTTCGTATACGTTGTGTATTTGTGGGTTAGATTGTGCAAGTTGTAATTGTGTTTGTGCCAACGTAATACGTTGAGACATAGAAAAGATTGTTGGATCGGAAACTGGTATAATATCAATACGGTCATCAAAGTCTGTTTGCTTAATTTGTCTGTTGCCACCAGCTACCATGTATGGATACTCTGGTGGTAGGAATTGTGCAATGACTCTTGCTAAAATTCTAAATTCTTTTTTCTGTGCATAATGTAATCTTTTGTGAATAGCACTCATGACTTTTGAGCCTTGCTCTAATAAAGCCATTGTTGTACCAACTGGATTTGCTTGTGAGCCTTCTCCTAGTTTTTGGTCAGCGACTGCTGCAAATCTTCTACCAGCATCAACAACAAAACCTAGTAAGGCGAATAATGTTTGATCTGGTCCTTTATAAGGAAGAGGTAGTAATCCATTTCGTAAATCTCCTGATGGTGCATCAACATCTCTAAACTCACCTGGTTGTAAAGGGTTATCATCATCTCTGATTCTAAGACCTCTTGCTTTGAAACCTGCGGGTAGATTCGATAATGTACCTGCATCAATGAGTTGACGGAGGGCGGACGTGGCCGTCCTACTGAGTCCACCAAGCATGTGAATAAGACCAAAGCCATAAAAGCCAAGACCAGGCAAAAACTTGTAGTGAACGAAATATTGTATTTTTCTTTTTGCTGGATCATCTTCTCTATAGTTACGATAGATAGATAAAATTTTACCTGTACCTTCTTCAATCGTAACGACGTATGGAATCTTTATACCTGTAGACTCTCCTGTTTGCATGTCTTTATCTTCGAATCCTGATATGTCTAAATCACAATGAATCTCTAATAAATTATATACATCAACGTTATTTGGTTTATCGACACCTGATATGTCATTATATTTTTCTTGTGTTTTTGTTTCTTCATCATAAGGTTCTTCTAAATCAATATCTCTATAGAAACCTCCAACTTGAGCCTTTCGTATGTCGTTCTTTGACATTTTAACGATATGTGTAACTCTTTCTGCTGTTTCTAAATCTGTTGCAAGATAAGGTATAACTAAATCTTCTGCTGGTACAAACTTTGCAACTGGTCTTGTTAGATCAGCATCATAGTAAATTTTTTTAAAACTAGAACCTGCTAGTGGTAAATAAAATAACATCTGATCCATATCAGAATCATAGTCCTCCATCTCATCTGTAATGAAATAGTTCATGTAATCTTTAACTCTTTGTGATTGTGCTTCTACTTCTGCATTGATATCACCAACGATATTACATTTTACAGGTCCACCTGCTGGTAATAATTCTTTATAAGCTTGTGATTGAAATTGTGTAACACTCTCGGCTAATAGTGGATGCGTCACGCCACTCGCTCCTTGGAACGGCTGCGAACGATCGTTATATTTAAATCCTAATAGATCTAAACCTTTTGTATACGAGTCTATCCAATCCGATCGTGACTCTTTATCATCTTCATATTGTTGTCTTAACTCACTTGATAGATTGCTGAGCTCGTCTTCATCAAGAGTCTCTGCTAGATTTGATGAAAAGTCAACAGCAATTTGTTCTTCCATTTCTCCAATAATTGCGCCACCATCTTCTGTAGGTGTGATTTCTGTACCGATATCCTCGGCTAATTCTACGTCAAGAGGAGATTCATTCTCAATGGGACTTGCTTCTGGGTTAATTCTTTTGTCTACGGCCATTATGTTATCAATGTTTTCTTTTGTTTTTTCTGTAGCATAGCAGAAAATCCTTTTGGTTGCACGAATTTATAATACTTTGATTTAGGATTTTGAAAAGAGGCTGCTGTCTTTTGCTTCTTGGTTTTTTTCTTTTTGGTTTCTTGAACCGTGAACCCTTTGACAAAACTCATTAGTAATATTCCCTCTGCTCTGGCATATGTTGTAACATCGGCGGATCCTCATAATCCTCTGGATGCACAGCTAATCCAACTTGACGATAGCGCATCAATGCTTGTGTCATACTATCAACCAAATCGTCATGGTCACCATAAGGGAAAGCTGCACATTCTTCAATCAATTCTTCTGCCCATTTTTCCTCTGGAGCCCACACCTGTCCCGACTCAAATAAAGGCGAAACAGAATTAACCCTTACGTGTTTATCATTACCTTTGCTCGGTGTAAAGTTTACGACAGGAATTCCTACACGGCGTAGCTCATGTGTGAGCGGTGTACCACTAGCCTTTTGCTCGATGATCACCGTCTCTGGCTCCCAGTATTTATATTCTTCCATCGCAACTCGTTTCAAATCAGGAAAGTCCCACCGTCCTTTCTTCATGTCCAACAAGATTATATTAGGTGTCACATCGTTATGCAAGAATACACCCCACGTTGTAATCGCCGAATAATCCGCTGTTTCTTTTTTACTATAGGCCGTATCGTAGCTTTGAATAATATGCTGTAATTTAGGGGGTTCATCCTTGTCCCAAACATTCCACCACTCT